AAGCCCTAGATGAGAATGGCGATAAGCTATTTGATTTAGGCGACAAAAACACATTACTTAACAAAGTTGATCGTAATGTCCTCATTCGTGTCTCTAACGAAATCATGGCAGAACAGCCTGAAGCAGAAGTAAAAAAAAATTAGAAGACAATAATAATCTCTTCAATCAATTCCAATTAGCTGAACTTTTGAGCAAGTCTCTAAATGAGATTCAGCAAATGTCAACAGAAGAATACCAATTATGGCTAGCTTACTTTAAAATAAAACAAGAAAGAACCAATCATGGCTAGCAAATATAAAATAGTTTTATCAGCAATAGACAATACTAAAAAGGCTTTTGGTAATGTCAAAAGAAATTTAGGTGCTGTTGCTAGTGCTACAGCCACAACTACAGGAGCAATTAGAAATGCAACAGTAGCCTTTGGTTTATTTTCTGTTGCAGTTGGTGCTGTTGTTAAATCATCATTAGATTATGCTGATGCTATTGGTAAGACAGCAACTAGAACCAACTTATCTGTTGAGCTTATCCAAGCTCTACAAATTGCATTTATAGAATCAGGAGCAAGTGCTGAAACAGCAGAAAAAGCATTAGCAAAATTCACACGATCTGTTGGTGATGCACAAAAAGGTTTAAAAACATACTCAGACATATTTGCTGATTTAGGTGTTCAGTTCACAGACAATGAAGGTAACTTTAGAGGTAATGAGGCAATCTTGCTTGATACCATTGAAGCAATCAGCCAGCTCAACTCAATCACAGAAAAAGCGACTGTTAATGCTAACTTGTTTGGTAGAGCAGGTATTATCTTAATGGATGCTTTCAAAGGTGGTTCTGAGGGTGTTAAAGAATTTGTTGCTCGTATGCAAGAACTCGGTATTGGTCTTGATGAGCAAGGTGTTCGTAATGCTGAAAGATTGAACGATTCTATGTTCATTCTTAGCAAACAATTCAACACGATAAAAGACAATCTGATTTTAGGTTTTATACCTGTTTTTCAAGATGTCATTAATAATTTTCAAAAATATTTTCATGAAATATCTAAAACCAATGGTGGTTTAGATGTCTTCGCACAGAATATCGCAAAAAGAGCCATTGATGCTTTAGCTGATTTTCTTGAAACTGCTGGTGAAGTAACAATGGAAGTAAAAAAATTAGGCATAAGAGTAGGCATATCACAGCTTAAATTTGAAAACTTCTTTGACACCATAGTTGGATATTATGATGATTTTGTTCGTTTACCTATGGTAGTTGGTCTAACCTCAGAACAAATACAAGGTTTAATTGATTTGGTCACTGGGGGTGTCGGTGACTTAGTTGACTATACAGATGAAATAAGAAATTTAGAAGCCGAACTTGAAGCAGTAGCTAACCCAATGGCTGATGTGGTCGCTAGGTTGAGAAAATTGCGAGATGGTGTTGGTGAAAATACTGAAGCCTATGCAACCTTAACACAATTTATAGAACAATTTAAAAAAGCTAGTGGTGAATTAGACCTCACAGATCAACAAAGTGCTTTGGATAGATTTGCCAGCACTCTAGATGAGCAAGGTATCAAATTGGCTAAAGAAAACATGATGGTTAAAGCCTTTAATGATGCTGAGACAGCATTAGTTGATTTTACTGATACAGGTAAATTAAGTTTTAAAAACATGGTTGATAACATGATTAAAGAGCTAATTAGGCTACAAATAAGAATGTCAATCATCGCACCTTTCTTCAAAGCCTTTGAAGCTCAAGGTGGTATAGGTAAAGGTGGTTTATTAGCTGGCTTCGGTGCATTGTTTGGTAGTGGTACACCAGCACCAGCACCAGCACCAACACCACCATTAGTGATGGAAGGTGGTGGCTTTACAGGCTTTGGTGCTAGAACAGGGGGGCTTGATGGTCGTGGGGGCATACCAGCTATACTGCATCCTAATGAAACTGTTATAGATCATCACAAAGGACAACAAATAGGACAACAGCCAGTCAATGTTAATTTCTCAATACAAGCTACTGATGCAAGTGGCTTTGATGAAATGTTATCAGCAAGAAAGAATCAAATCGTAGCAATGATTTCACAAGCCATGAATCAAAAAGGTAAGGTAGGTTTAATCTAATGAGTGGTGCATTTCCAACAACCAAAAAGCCTAGAGTGTTTAATTTCGCTTCTAACAGACCCAATAACACAGCCTATACTTTGAGTGGCAAAAGATCAGTCAAACAGTTCTCAGCCCAATATTTTAGCTTCAGTGTACAAATGCCACCTATGAATCAAGCTGACTTTATGCCTTTCTATGCTTTCTTAACAAAACAAAAGGGTAGTTTTGAGACTTTTACTTTTGAATACCCATTGGATAATTTGGGTGCTGATAAAGGCGAAACAGATATTTTAGTCAATGGAGCTTTGTCTATTGGTTCTAGCAGTATTGCTATGGATGGTTTCAATGCTTCTACTACTGGTGTACTTAAAGCTGGTGATTTTATTAAGTTTGCTAACGATACAAAAATATACATGGTCACAGCCGATGCTGATTCTAATGCTAGTGGCGAAGCAACTATCGCTATTGAGCCACCATTGCAAGATGCAGTAATTGACAACGAAGCAGTCACAGTGAATAAGCCATCTTTTAAAGTAGCACTTATGCAAGATGACTTGTTATATAGCACCGATGCTTCTGGCTTTTTCACCCTATCTTTTGATGTTAGAGAGGTGTTGTAATGGCAAGGACTTTAAGTTCTGACATACTGACACAGATACAAGCAGAAGGTGTTAGAATTGCTCATCTTCTAAAATTAGATACATCTACAGCTATCAAAGCTACCAATCATGTCAAAGATTTAACTTATGATTCTAATACTTATGAAGCTGGTGGCAACTTCATGGATATATCAGAAGTCCAAGAAACAGGTTCATTAGAATACTCTAACCTCAATGTGAGCTTAAATAATGTCACCACAACTGTTAGAGATATCTTCAAAGCACAGGATTATGTGAATAAAACTGCGACAGTGTATGTAGCTTTTTTGGATAGTGACGAAACTATTTTAGATGCTTACGAATATTTTAAAGGCACGATCGCTAGTGCTAACTTATCAGAATCCAATCAAGGCTTTGTGGTTAATTTAGAATTAGCTTCACAATTTAAAAACTGGGAAATAAAAAAAGGTCGTAAGTTTACCCAAGCATCACAAGATGCCTACACAGATCGTAACTCTTTAAGTGCTGACAAAGGTCTTGCCTTCGCCCATGAAACAAATGAATCAGTGAGGTGGAATAGATAATGTTCAATAAATGGAATAAAACAAAATCATATCTATTCAATAAACTTGGTGAACTACCTATGGGTGGTGGTTTTAGTCCAAGCCCAATAGGTACTATTTTCATGGCTATTGGTGCTGTGTTTAATTTCTTGGCTAAACCAGCAGTCCAGTTAGGCTTGTTCGTTGCTCAAGGTGTCATGGCACACAAACAAGCCATGAAAGCTAAAAGAACTGGTGCTGAAATACTACTACAAAAATATGGCACTGGTGCTGGTATGCCAGTCATCTATGGAACTAGAAGAGTAGCAGGGACAGTTGTGTATATGAACACAACCAACAACAAAGAACTTTTTGTGGTCTATGCGATTGCAGGACATGAGATAGATAGCTTTGATTTAGAATCTTTACAGATTGATGGTCGCACCATCAAAGACTTAAATATCTATCGTCAAGGTTACGACATCTCTGATGGTACTACTAGAATTAATTACCGACCAAGTGGTGAGACTAGAACTTCTGGCACATTCTGGGGCAACACTTCTGCTGAACGAGCTAATATAACTGGTGGAGCTGGCACAGGCGACAATGCCAGAATGACCTTTAACTGTCACAAAGGGACAACTGCTCAAACTGCTGACCCAATGCTTGAAGGTATCATTAGTGAATGGACATCTAACCACAAGCTCTCAGGCATCGCTTATATCGCTTGTAACTACGAATACGATATTCAAGGTATGTTTACAGGCATACCAAATCTAACAGTGGTTGTGAATGGTAAAAAAGTTTATGACCCTAGAACAGCAACTACAGGCTTCTCATCTAACCCAGCTTTGTGCTTATTAGATTACTTAACCGATGATGAATATGGTAAAGGCTTAGACATTAATAATGACATTGATACTGCATCATTTAGTACCTCTGCGAATGATTGCGATGTCTCAGCAGACACCATAACTCATAGTAGTGTGGTAGTAGAAAATGCCAACACCAATACTGACATACTTAGAATCGCCAATGCCAATGAAGATGATTTCAATAATTTTAAGATCGGTAATACTTACACTGTCACCGATGGTGTCACTACTTATGTCTCAGCTAAAAAACTAATAGATAAAGATGTCACAGAGATAGATATTGATGGCACTAATGCCAAAGCATTGCTGAAATTAAGATTTGAAGATGGTGCTGTCGGAACTGCAATATCTTCTAATACCACTTGTACTTTTACCGAAACACAAATTAGATTTGATTGCAATGGTGTTTTAGATACTGATGAAACTGTTTTAGAAAATACCAAATTATTAGTTGCTAATATGCGAGGTATCTTTACTTATACCAATGGCAAATACAGTATCAAAGTAGAGGGTACAGAAAGCTCAGTAGTTAGCTTGGATGAAGATGATATTTTAGAATCTGGCATTACCTTATCATTAGAAAACAAAGAAGCTAAGTACAACAGAGTAGAGGCTGAGTTCTACAATGCTCAAAAGAAATACGAAACTGATACTACTTATTACACAGGCGAATCTGGTGATGATTTCTTAGGTGACGATGGTGATGAACTTTTAGAAACTAGAATACAACTACCATTCTGTACCAATCAAAGAATAGCTTATAACCATGCTAAAGCTATGCTCAAAAGGTCAAGGTCGCAAAAGACTATCTCTTTTGTTGCAACTCCTAAAATCTTACAAGCTAAAGTTGGTGAAGTTATTTCTATTACCAATAGCAATCTGAATTTATCTAGTGAGCAATACCGAATCACTAATATGGTAATCAACCCTGATTTGAATATCTCAGTCAATGCTATTGAATATCAATCTGCTGTCTATGGTTATGTGACACCTGATAATGAAGTCATTGGTATAGGACAAGACCCTGTCATTGGCAACAGAGTAGAAGCACCAACCAATCTATCTTTTACTAATAAACAAACAGATGGTGAGCCAGCCAAATTAACTTGGACAGATTCTACTAAATATCCTAGTTATGAATTTAGAGTACAGATATTGGATGGAACTAAAGTTAGATACGATAGAAGGGTTAAAGACACATATTTCTATTTAGATGGCATTACTTTAAAAAGTGGTTATGTCGCTAAAGTTTCGGCTATCAATGCTTTAGGAGTTGAATCTGACACTACAGACTATAACTTCAATGTCACCACAGCACCGATTACTACAGTAGACATCGGGCAAGGCTCTATTGGTGGTTTTAACTTTAATGCTACCAAAATGTATTATGGAGCAGGTAATTTTGATAATACTGATACATCTGTATATTTTGACAGTGCAGGCCAGTTTTCACTAAAAGATAAGCTGTCATGGAATGGCACAACCCTAGACATTTCAGGTAACTTAACAGTAGAGAACACCATCACAGCAGATAAGATAACTTTAGGTGGCACAGCATTGGATGATATATTTTCTTACAATGGTGTTACTACTAATTTAAGTCTTGGTGGCTCTTTAACTGTTAGTGGCGATATTTCAAACTTCAATGCTACTGCTGAGTTTGGGACTGTAACAGTTGGTGATGTTATACAAATATCTTCAGATTTATCCCCTTCAACCACAACTAATGCTCTTTACAATCAATCTGGCACATTGTACTGGAATGGTAATGGTTTTATTGATTCTTCTGGTAATGGAACTTTTAATAATCTCACAGTCAATGGCACAACAACAACCCTCAACACTGCAACCCTAGATGTAGAAGATAAAAACATCACACTTAATTATGGAGCAGGCGACACATCAGCCAGTGCCAATGGTGCAGGAATTACCATCCAAGATGCAGTTAACTCAACGACAGATGCCACTATCTTATGGGATACAACTAATGACGAATTTGATTTTTCGCATGGCATCAATGTTAGTGGTGTTATTACAGCAAGCACAAACTCTAATACAGATGTAGCACTTTCTATTGGTAGCAGTTCAAGCACAAATTACACCTTACAAAGATGGATAACCTCTGCACATTCAGGAAATACTGCTTACATGATTGCTTATGGTGCAAGTCATTCTACCCAAGCAGGAAACTTTGCTATGAAAAATATCAAAAGTGGTGGGGAAATATTCTTTGAATTGTTTGGTGTTGAACCCCTTAGATTGACCAGTACAGGGGCAACTTTCGCAGGAACTATAGATAGTGGAGCTATCACTTCATCATCAACTGTAGATGCAACAGGTTATCAGATTAATGGTACTAACTTTGCAGATGAAAGTACAAATGGGGCATATCATGTACTTAGAGACCCTACAGGCAAAGTTGCAATCTTTCTGGGTGGCTCAGATGAGGGTAACTATTACGACAATAACAACCATTATATTAGAAATAGATCAAGTAGTAATCTTGTCCAAATAAATAGTAATGGAATAAATTTACATACAGGCACATATCGTGTTGGGACAACAACTGTAATTGATACTAATCGCAGTTTGCAAAACATAAATGGGGTATATGCTGGTTTTTATAGTGTTAGAGATACTCGTAATGCATCTACTTCAACAGATGAAGGTGAGAAGCAAGTCAGATTTGACTTTAAAGCAAACAATAATGGTGACAGCTTAAGTGATGGTGGGTCATATCATGGACAGCTATTATTCCAACAATGGAATGATAGTTCAGGTGGTGATACTCATGCTTTAGGTTTTACCGATAATGGCAACATTTGGCACAGAAGAGCTGATATAGGTGGCACTTGGGATACTTGGTACAAAATTGTAGAAACAGGTAGAAGTATGAATGTATCATTCGGCACTATCTCTAGTGGAGCTATTACCTCATCAAGCACTATCGCTACAGGCTCTTTCACATTACCTAACTCAAGTGGTACAGCAGGACAGGTACTAAGATATCCTTCAAGTGGTTCTACCCTTGTCTGGGAAGATGATGATTCAGGTTTAATATCAGCTATCACTAACTTCTCAAATAATCGTGTCTTAACTGCTAGTGGCTCTGACAGCATAAATGGCGAATCTCAATTAACCTTTGATGGTACAACATTAGCTATAAGAGATGCTGTTTATATTACAAATTATACAAGTGCCGATACTGATATTACAGGTTTAGTCGCTGGTTCAACATTTGGTGGATTAATTCAGGGTGATGGTAGTGGTCATTTAGTAATAGGATTACAAGATAATGGTGGTTCAGATTCTTTTGCGATTGTTTCAGGTGGGGGCAATTTTACTACAGATACAACTTATGACACTTTAGCATTTCAAGTAGATGCACTAGGAAATACAAAGGTTGGTAATCAACTTACTACAGGCGATAAAATATATTTGACAAGTGTTGCCT